TCCGCATCAATCAATCGCATCGTTTATCCTCCTCCGGTTTCTTGCATCTTTCAAATTCGATAACCCACACCCACGGATTAGCATCCCAACCGTAACGGTCAAGATCGGATTTCTTGATGGTGGAGTTCCAGATCTGCATAAATCCAACCTGTGGGGGTTCAATCCATCCAGTATTCATACAGTCGGTGCATCCGAATGCTCCTACATTTATATGGTGGCACTTTTCTCCTTCTGCTCCTTCTCTGATTGCTCCCTCTTCAGTAATGCTCTGCAACCGCTCCACCCTCACATCCGTAACCTTAAGCCAGATTCTCGCCGCCTCTTTCGGCATGTGGATGGATGGGTGCCATTCTGGTTTACTTTCCGCCATAGATTCATACATCTTTTCAAATTTTTCATCTGGGAGATGCACTTCTCGACAGCCTTCGTTTTCCTGGTCTTCAGATGCTCGATATACTATATAGGCCATCTTGCTTTCATCGTCCATATTTCTGATACCCCATGTTTCCCGGACATACAGGATATCGCCCGGCTCGCAAGGCAACTTAAAAAATTTCTCTCCATAACCTCTACACGATATGTACCCTTTAGGTGTAAAAGCGGTATATCCCCATACTGCATCATCAGGAATAAAGCCTTTTACAATTCTTCTCGTTGCATCTTTTCTCCCGTCCAGAATCGCCCGAACCATCTCGGTGTTGAATAAAATCGGTTTAATTGCCATCTGTTCCACCTGCCTTTACAATCTCCAACAAATCATCTACCATATCCTTGACCTCGTACATCATCATAGTGTCGTAGGATTTTGACTGCTGATCTTTTGTCTTATTTCCATACTTCGTACAGTCTTTCAAGAATGCTGTGCGTTCTTCCAACTGCTCCACAACCTTATCCGGGTCGTAGGCGGTCGGCTGCGCATCAATAACAGAGGCAGCACGTAAAAAGTCTAAGCAATCCATATCTTCATTCTTTGAAATTGCTTTTTCTAAATCCGCTTTTAATTTATCCGCATAAATCAATTTTCCCATCGTTCATCCTCCTGTTTCTCGCCAGATGAATTGTACATACTCAAATATGTTTCAAAATCGTTCGGGTTCATCTTGTCCGCAAGGAAATCCAAGAAATCCTTATTCCGCAAACATTCCTCCACCGTGCAGATCTGACGGTACTGCTTATGCTCCTCCATCATCTCAATCAGCTTTTTGAGGTCGTACCCTCTCTGCACTAGGTTATCCTCAAATTTTATGTATTCTGCGATATTGTCCTGGTCAATCCCACGCTCGATCATAGCTTTGCAGATCTCAACGGCATTTCTACAGGTGCCAATCTTTCCGATCTGGCGGTACTGTTGCACCTCTTCCAGTGCCTTAATTGCTGTTTTCACACTTGTAATGTGTTCAGCGCCAGTACCCTGCATATAACATAATTCGCAATCATCGCAACTTTCATTACAACTTACAATTTTTGCTCTACGGCTTTCACATTCAAGATATGCATGTAATTTTTCTATTGCTTCATTCTCCGTCATGGCTACCCCTCCAACAGTTCCGGGCTGTCAAACGTATTGCCGATAACTTCCATTCTACTTGCTATATATTCGTCAAGATAAAGATATTGCAAACCCATAGGACTTCTATATTTTCTAACAAATGACGCTTGCATTTTGTTCCATTCAATGCAAATTGTTTTTTTATCTCTTGTGATTAAATCGGAATAACTAGCAATATCATTCTCCCAAATCACCCTACCGTTCTTGTCCTTCAGTCCGGTACACTGGCAGATGGTATTCGGGTCTATCTCGTAGAAATTTATACCAGTAACATTCCAATCATCACAAGCAGTTCCATTGTATTTTTCAATAACAATTCCGCCAATAAATACTCTTCCATTTTCAAATCCATCATCAAACAAGTAACCATGTACCCATTCTCCATTATCAATCCGCTTTCCACGGAATAAATATCTATCTTGCATCCTTCATTCCTCACTTTCTTTCTGTAACCATGCCAACGTACAATCTTTACAATCATGACTAAAATCGCATACCTTGTCACTTTTTAATAAATTCCGCAGTACACATAATAGCGCCATTGCCAACTCCTCGTCCGTCATGCTCCTGATCCGGTCTGCGTTTGTCTGTTTATTTGTCACTGCATATCCATTAGGATGTATTCCATCTTTCATATCATTCCTCTCTTTCTCGGTACGACTCCGGCAGTGGCATCCAAGCTATAACTACATGATCTGTACCGTATAAAGTTTTACCTTCGTTTGTTCTCGTCCACCACTCTTTGTTGTCATGTCTGTAAACACCAATACACACTTCTCCAGTATCAAAAGTAACCATATTTATCGGATAGTTTCCGATATCTTTTCCGGCAGTCTCTCACTCACCGGAATCCACACCGGCTGATTCTGCAAGGCGGTGATTGCCATTTGTAATGCTTCCTCACAGCAATGATCTACTCCTGTTTGTCCGTACAGATGACATTCTTCACAAACCTCTGAGTACCGTTCGCTCTGAGCCTTTAAGCAGTAAATAGCTTCTTCTCTCTTCATTCCGCACCTTCCATTTCTGCCAGTTTGGCTTCGGCTTCGTTTTTTGTTAAGAATACTATTTTGCCAAAATCACATTCTCTAAAATATACTCCTATAAAATGATTTGTTACCTTAGCGTAAATTCTATATTGTTCTCCGCTTTCATAAAATGATACACTAGAAACATAAGCTTCATAGACTTCGTCTTTCATGTTCTCATCATATTCAATATCATCAAACACATTAAATGGAGAAGTGACTACATAAACTGTATCTCCCACCTTGCAAGGCAACCGCAGTAACAATTCCTGTTCCTCGGCATCCTCATAGGCTTTGAGTTTTCGATAAACTGCATCTATTGCCTCACAATCCGGTTCGCATGCCCTTTCCCACATTTCATCATCAATCCATGACGGATTTCTTTCTGTCAGTCTCTCCATCCTTGCTCCTTTCCGGAATCCTCGGTCTCTCCGCCATCACTGGATATCTGCACTCATACGGCTTCGTGCGTCCGATTCTAATAGCATCAGCAACCGGATGTGTAGCCATGTAGAGTAAGTCACCGTTCTGAAAGTTTCCTGTTCCCTCTCTCATACAGCTACACTCCTTTTTCCGTATGTACTTGCGATTCTGTATACATTGCAAATTTCTCTGTAATATATTTCCTGTGCATGGATATGAGCATCCACACGGTCAAGTTCCGTCTCACACCACTTTGCAAATTCTTCTGTGGATAACGGTGTCTCTGAAGCATCGAATTTCTCACTTTTATCAATCACAAAACTCACCATATCAACCGGAATGTGGTTCAAATCCGCAAGAATCTGAATCTGTTTGTCCTTATCCTCCGCTTTTTCATAATTTTCCAACAATTCATAGCCTGTCATTTGCATTTATATCACCTCTTATCAAGTTTGATTTCGTTGTCGTAACAACGCTTCTTTGGATTTCCCTCTACGGGAGAAACCATCTTTTTAGGGTCTGTGGTGTATGCTCCGTTTAGCTTTACACCTATTTTGCTTTTTTCATCCACGTAGCACGATGGCTTGTAACGATCTGGTGGAATGTAGTTGTGAATGCGCCAGTGCTTTACCAGCACAACACCGCTATCAAAAGATAGCAGGAATCTGCTGTCTATAAGTATCTTCAAATCATCATCAGAAGCGCCGCACATCCTTATGATTTTCCGTGGATTGTTCACAAATCCGTCATCGTCAGCGTTCATGCAGATATGGAAATAAAGCATTTGAGCCGTAGCAGGAATATCCAAAAAAGCATCACTCTCAATTATTTTTGCGCTGAACATTCTTTTTTCTGCCATATAGAACTCCTTACTCAAAAATAGGCTTCTCAATATAGATCCCGGTATTTTCCACCAGTTCTCTCCATAAATCCATGAAATCCTTTCCGTTGCACTTGTCTCCAGCTTTGTCCATGTGGTCAGAAAACTTATCCTTGAAATTCGTCAGCTTCTTCTTACCGAATCCATCTTCCATAAGGATCACCATTCCATATAGGATGTACCTTGTGGACAACTCATTGATAAGATTGTTGCATCTGACCTGTTCCTGGATGCATTTCTGCGCTACAACCGACTTGTAATGCGGATAATCAGCTTCGGTAAATTCCTTGTACTTAATCGTCCAGTCTGCAAAATCGTTAAGCCTGCTCTGTAACTCCGTATAAGGCTCATTCTCGTACTTTTCGTTGTACTCTGTGAATTTACCGCAGAAGTCGGAAAGTTTCGTCTGTGAGTACTTGTAGTCTTTCCACAAGGTATAGCAGAAGAGTGTAAGTATTCCGGTGAATGGACTTCTCTCCGCAGACTGCTTCAAAAGTTCTGTCTGCCGCATGATTTTCAAAATTTCCTGCGGATTGTCATATCGTTTTGGCATTTTATGTATCACCTCTTTTCAAGTTCTGGCTCTTTCTTTTTGCAATGAGTAGCACCAAATTCTGACTTTCCTGCATATTCGTAGCAATCAACACATTTCCATTTACAACTCTGATATGGTTTGTGAGTACGTCCGTTGATTGAGTGCATTGTGTTTGGGTACTCATTCCAACAGCTACAATCGTAATTTTTTTCACTCATGTAATCTTCTCAAACTTCTTTAACAATCACTCATTACACAACTGGATGCCCTCAAAATCGTAAAGTTCCTCGACTTCATCATCGCATTCGTCACAGTAAAGATTTTTCACATTACGGTTCGGACAACTGCTGCCGAGACAAGGATAACTTTCAGTAGCACATCCGCAGTATTCATCTTTGTATTTAACCATCGTTCTTATCCTCTATATCTTCGGACCACTTAAAGTTCTTGCAACGATTCCAATAGTTTTTGTTTTTCTCATGCAATTTGCAGAAACCACTATCGGATAATTCTCTATCCCAAAACTCGCAATTACTGCATCTTGTGTTAGATTTCTTGCTTTTATCAACTCTCCTCATCACTACTACCGTCCTTTTCTCCATGCAAAAGTTCCATAAACCGAACAAATTGTCTTTGCGACACTGAATTATTTTGCTTCTCCGGCTTCAAACCTATGACAAGATGCTTGTCGGCAATGTTCGCAAGTTCCCTTGCAAGGTTGATTCTGCCTTGCTGAATGCCTTGTGAATAGGTTTTAGGCTGTTTGTATTGCCCTGTTACTTGCTTTCCTTTTCCTTGGCTTCCTGCCGTGACGTTATACATCTGAATACCACTGTCAGAGCATTTTTTAATATACTCAACTTCTTTTTCATCAAGTTCTGATAACCCACAAATTAAAAAATGTAATGACCACCCATGCGGATTGTCTTTACTCTTAAAACCATGTTTTTTAAGGCTCAATGCTATATGGTCGTATTCCGCAAGGTGAGAAGATGTCCGCTCCAAAAGTTTGACAGCTTGCCCACAATATCCTCTTCTGATTCCTGCTTCGTCCACTCTGTAGAATAAATAGATTCCGCTAACATTCGATATTTCGGGGCATATCTGTTTTATTCTTTTCTCACGTTCTGCTTTCATAGCATAGATTTTCTTCCAATCAGCCATTCGCACCACCCTTTCTGTACTTTTCCAGTTCTGTAATCATTTCTTTTCTTCCGATGTCTCCGCTCCCATGCCACTCTACCGCATGGAAAACACCGTTAAGATTCTCACTCAAAACCTCAATTCTGATACTTGCTGACTGGATGTACTCAATCAACCGCTGTGTATCTCGTGCTATGTCCTCGTAACCATACGCCTGTAAGTGCTGAACCATGCTTTCAAGTTCGGAGATACCTGACGGCTCCATCAACTCCGGCACATCTTTGTAGCACAAATAACCAAAACTTCCACCACTCAAAACGGACACTCCTTTCCATTCCTCAAAATCCATTCTTTACCGCCCTGTGCAACGTCCACATAAGCCATAGGAGCAATCTTTTTGACCTCTGCGACACATTCACTGGGTTCTGCATTATCACGGCTTAAATGGCACAATATGACGTTTTGCAAGCTATCTGTTTTGTTAGCCATCACAAAATCTTTCACAGTTCCAAGTTCCATGTGACCACGAAAAACGTGATTCCTTTTCGCAACATTTTCATCATCAATGTACTTCTTCTGATAGTTACATGAGATTAAAATGTGGTTTACATCTGCAAATCTCCACTTGCAAAATTCCGTGTCGGTAATGTACAGAAGTTTTCCCATTTCCGGGTGGGTTATCAGAAATCCATAACAAGGACATTCCGTACCGTCTGCGTTCGTGTGCGTCCATTTGCCGTCCAGTGTTGTCAGGTCAAATCCCTGTATTCTCCACTCACATTTTCCGATTGCAATAGGTTCAAGACTTTCATACGGTTTGAACACAGGTATTCCCATGACTTCCAAATCCACTACCGATTGAGAATGATCCTTGTGGCTGTGGGTGCATATCGCACCCACAACACACTTAATATTCCAGTTAAGACCACGTTTTATGTCCATGATAGGAAGTCCTGCATCCAGTAAAAGTGTTTCACCGTTATCTGCTGCCAGTGCATAACAGTTACCGGAAGAACCGGAGCCTAAACATTTTAGCTTCATGTTTCTACCTCAATTTCGTCATCGTTCGGAAACTGAAAACAGCCATATATATTAACAGAAGCTCCAACGTATTTTTTGTAATGTTCTCCAAGCATTTCCATAGCTTTCTTTGCCTTTTCTTCTGTGGAATATTTAGCAATAACCATATCACTACAAAGTTGTTCTACACCTGTGAGGTTCTTATTCAGAATGTAAATTTCACACCTAAATCTCTGAATAATCACCTGTTCATAAGGAATGTCTAATGTTCCATCCTGCGATATAATTCTCATGGTGTCCTCCTACTTAAAGCAATCCGGTGTCTCTGCGTTAGCAATGGTCTGTTCCGTGCTGTCCGTGGTGACTTCCTCAAAAGTTGCATCGGGAAAATCAACAGAATTTGCGTTTGCCTGAATTTCCTCTGCAGCAACTTTTTCTACATCAAGTTTCACATCGGAAACATCAGGAAATTCTTCCTGTGCATACAGGCCTTGGAATTTATCAGGAAAAGCTTCTCTTAATGCCTGTACAACTGCAACTTTTCTTATCATTGTTGCAGGCTTTTTAGACCATTGACCGTTGATTGTTCCATCTTTTTTTCTTCCAACATATTCATCGAAAGATACTGACTGGTACTCCGGTGTCTCTCTTCCTTTGATAAACACTTTAGCCCAACCTCCTACAATAGATTCGTCCTTAAGGACAAAAGATCCTTCTCTTTCTTCAACGGAACCATCTTTCTTCTGAACAATAATTCCTGCTTTTTTTCCTGCATAATTCGGATTTGCATCGGCTCTTTTTGTAAAAACATCTTTTCCGGTAACAATCGTAGCAGGATCATTGTTTCCAAACTTAATGAGGTATGCTTCTTTCAAAAAAGGATTAAGATGCTGATATCTGCAAAGAGACAAAAACATCATTACTTCCTGATCCGATACGTTTCCACCACCGCTTACAAGGTACTTTCTTACCGTTGTTGGGGAAATTTTTACAATTTCCCCATTTGATTCGTATTCCACAATTCCTGTGTTTTCCTGTTTCTTTTCGTCTGCCATGCTGCTACCTACCTTTCTACTTTCTTAAGTCCTTTAATGTTAATGATGAATACCTGGCTTGTCTTGGGATTCTGAATCAGCGCAAGGTGAGTATTATGCGCCCTGTCATGCTTCGCAATGTTCAAAACATTTGCAACCATCCCGTCTTCAACCGAAACTCCATTAACATAATTTTGCCTATAACTTCCAAGTCCACTCCATGCATAGTATGTTGAATAGCAATGACCACTATGTGTTACCTCTACCATGTCACCGACATGAATTTTGCTGTCATCCTCTTTCTGCGCTTTCTCTTCCGGTTTGTAGTTTTCAAGGACAACGTACTCTATGTGCCATAAGAAGCACTCGACATCAGTTTTTTTGCAAAAGCATCCTGCATTGCTAGTACAAATTACCTTGAGAATATCTCCATTTTTATAAGTATCAAAAAGAGAATGCTCATCAACAACCTTGATATACTCACCGACTTTAGCTTTTCTTTTCACCTCACGGACACCATCATCAGGCTTTACATCTTCGCCCATCAGCCGATTAAAAGCCAACTTAGCACCTACATGAAAATCAAATTCATCAACCGGATTGCACTTGGCTTCTGCTTTCTTGCCAGTGGATTTGTCCAGTGCAACTACTTTGTTGTCATTGCGGTAGATTACTATGGTTTCACTTCCGACTTTTTCCAAATTATCAGAAAATATAGAACCAATTTCAAACATTTTCCTACCACTAGTTTCTCTTTCGACATCTTTGTAAGAAACAAAGTCACCATTGATTTCTGTGATTTCAATTACCGCAGCATTGTCTAAAATCATTCTGCTTTTGTATCTTTCTCCAACTTTAAATTTACGTTTTTCCATATCCTTATTTCTCACTTTCCGGCTCGTTCATAAACTTGCCAAATTCATCATTTTTCACTTTTACATCAGCCTTGCAAATTTCCATAATGCTCTTAGGCATCACGTTCCATGTGACATCAGTACCGGAAATCTTTCCCTTGAATTTCAAGGCTCCACGATCTGTCAGACCCATGTAAACTCCCGTGTAGCACTTGCCCTCTGCATTAAAAACCACGGTGTCACCGGCATTGATTGTTTCACCGTTCGTTGTCAGAACGGAAATGACTGTTTCTTTCTTAATCTGCATTTACTTTTCCACCCTTATCCTTTCCTCAAATAAGAATCTTCCTACCCTTGCGTTAAAAGAAAAGAAAACTGCTTCTATACCTGTAACTTCCCTAGCCATACTTGCAAACGGTTCAGTTTTCATGGCATCTGCAACGGCTTTTGTAAAATCTGTGCCAGATATAGGCACTTTCTTGTTCAAATCATAATCAGGCATCTACATTTCCCTCACTTTCAACTCTTTGTCATCACTTCTGCGGAACATAATTAACTGGCTGTCAACATCAGGAATCTTCCAAGGGTCAAGGCTCTCGGTATCGTCTGTCATAATCGGCAACTCCACACCGCACTTCTTCTGAAACGCTCTGCAAATATCGATTTCTGTCAGAATCTTCGCACCGTGGTTCATGTTCCGGCTGTAAGGCTCTCCCTTGTAGATAAAGTCGCAACATTCCTCGGTATCACCGTTCACAAGCGGTCTGAACATCCGCACAGTACAGAAAGAAAGATACTTGTTCACATCAGCTTCCAACAGTTCGTTCTTCTTCCGGCTGAATTTCTTTAACAGGTCAAGTTGTGCCTGCACATCCGTAATCTTCTGTGCAATATCTCTTCTCTCCTGTTCCAGTTCTGCGATCCGCTTATCAATGCTCTCGTTAATGCTCACGCTAGCCAGTTTCTTGTTTACCTGTTCAATATCTGCCCTAATTTCTTCCTCTGCGCATTTCAGTTCAATTCTCATGCTCTGCATATCCGCATAGCGGTTCATGGCAGCTTCTTTCTCAGCAATCTGTGACTGGATAGCTTTGTATTCTTCTGTGTTGGAAATATCCACGCTTGCCGGAATGGAATTTAAGGAATTATCAGCAATAGCAATCTCTTTTTCCAACCGCTCCACTTCATCCTCGGTCTTTTTCAGTTCCTTGCGCTTATGCTCCAGTTCTGCCTGATCCGCTTTGATATGGTCAGCACAGGAAGAACCCTCTTTGGTAATCAGTTCCAATTCATGTGCCTTATGCGTATCAAACTCCGTTCTTAACTGCTCTTTCTTCTCTTCCGGATATTCCTGTCCGCAGTAGGAGCAAACCAGAGAGTTTTCATCAAATTTAAGGCTTTTATTCAAATCCCAACTCTTCTTCAAATCCTGTCTCTTCTGCTCATACTGTGCGATACGCTTTTCCAGTTCCGTGATCTCTTCACGAATGGTATCTGCCTTAAGTAACTCTTTCTGGTGTTCATTCTGAATCTGATTCAGTGTTGTGCGTTTCTCTCGCCTATCAGCATCCAGTTTTTCATTTGCTTTCTGCTGTAATGTGCTCAACTGACCTTTTAACTCAATGATTCCATCTGAAAGCTTGTCGTACTCTTTCATACTCTTCTGATTGTCGTTCTGCTGCTCAATGTTGTCATTAAGCTTTTCCAACAGTGCATTCTTCTGTAATTCCAGTTCCGCAAGGTCAATATCTTCTCTACGCTTGCTAACCTCGTCAATTCTTGTTGGTATATCATCCAGCTGATCCTGTAACCCCTTAGAGCCATTTCTGCCCCTTGTGCCGTAAAGCTGTGTGTTGCAACGTTTTTTCAATTCATCAACCGTGCCGTCATGCAGTACAGATTTCAGAGGTGAAAACTCCGGATACATGTCGCAAATATCATCATTACTGTGCTGACCAAACATATCAGCAAGAATTGCTCTCTGATCCGTGCCACCTTTCAGCAGAAGTGTCATGGCATTGATGCAAAGTGAAAACTTATCTTTTCCGCATACACTCTCTTCCAAAAATGCTTCAAAATCTGCTGCCTTTTTTGGAATATCATTCACATAGTAATCCGTGACGTTGCCGGTAAACTCGCCTTTCTTATTGAAGTTCTGACGGCATACTTTTTTCAGAACCTTGTCTGTACCGTCAATCTCCACGGTAACTTCTGCGGTAATATCTCCGTCAATGTCATTGCCACCCTTATCGTGCGGTCTGATTCCGGTGATCTCTCTGCCGTTCTCGTCACGGCATCCAAAAATATACTGAATTGCTCTTTTGATTGTGGACTTTCCAGTTTCATTCACTCCGGAAATCTCTGTCCGGTCGTAAATGTCTGCGTCCAGTGTGTTAGAACCATAGAATTTACAGAAATTCTGCAAAAAGATGTGCTTAATCCTCATTTTTCCTATCCTCCCAAAGATATAAATACAGTGAATTAACAAACATATAGATTGAGACCGGCTTGTCTGTCTCGTTGATTTTCTTGTACAACTCTGTGGTTGTGTTTATCTTGTCAACAACCCACTTGATTGCCCGATACACGCTTTCCTTGGTTGTGCTGTGTTCCTCTCCGATAATCCGGTAGATTTCAGAAAGTCTTCTGTTTCGGTTCTCAAACATCAGCGTTTCAACCTCGATGATGTACTGAAATCCCGGCAAGTACTGTTTCAGCCCCAATTCTACCAAGATTTTTCTGATTTTCCTTTCCATTTCCTCATTCCTCCGGCTTTCAGTCTTCTGTTACGTGGATCATGTTGTCCTCTCCGATATACAAGATTCCTACATCTAACAATCCTGTAATCAGAATCTCATTCGCACGGACGATGGGGATAATTTCTTTCTTCAACATGGAAATACTCCTTTCTTATCCATTTTTTCATTCCTGTCTCACGGTTCACCAGTCGGTAGTAAAATGATGTTTCACGGTCGATTTCCCACTCTTTAGGATTGAAAAAGAATCTTCCGATTACTCCTTTGACTGTAAACCGCCTTTTGGCACTCATTCTCCTTCCTCCGCAAGTTTGGCATACTTCCAACCTGCAGCATCATCGTATCCGTCAACAGAATAAGATGTACAACCTCTGTTCCATGCAAAAACAATATTGCTTTCGTATCTTGCGAAATGTCTTCTTTTCCACCGTACATCTTCTGAACCTCTCACCAAAATTTTTGTATCAACAGGCACTTTAGACCAGTCAACAGCAGGCTCTACATATTCCTGCTTTGACCATTCTTTAATTCTCTTTTCGCAAGAACGCTTATCATCAGTTTCAGTTTCCGCAAATATGCAGTTATTGCATCCAATATCAGTGCATCTACATATGTTTCCTTTTTTGTCTACTGCAACCGAACCGCCAGCCAGTGCAATATCAAGAATCTGTTCCGCATACTTCTCTCTGTTCGTCATTTTCCATTCATCCTTTCCAGTTCTGCGCTCCTGGTTAATATCCAGTCTGCGTAATCACTTAATTCTGTTTTAGTTGTTGCATTTTTCTCACCGTGGTAAACCATGAGCACAATTCCTACATCACAATACTTTTCAAACAATTCCGACAAGTAGTCGGCTCCCACATGGATATTGCCGTCCACGGAGTAGATGTCTGTTACTCCCAAGCGCTCCATTCGGTCTTTGTGCCAGCGGTCTGAAATCTGCATCAGACCTTTGCAACCGCCACTTTCCACATCCGGTCTGCCGGACGATTCTTTCTCAATCATTGCCATGAGCAGTTCCGGGCAGATGCCGTATTCCTCACCGTACTTTACACACGATTCCTGCGCTTCCTCGGAGATAAAACTGCCGGCTGGCTGTGCCGTGGAAGTAAATGTGATGGAGAGTGCTATTATAATAGGAAGAAACAGCTTTATTGTTGTTCTCATATCACTGCTTACCTTTCTGTTAAAATTCTTCCATCTTGGAAGACATACAGACTTTTTACTTTGAAAAATTCTGATTCTTCTAATTCCAAATTATTGCAGTATACATAGCGCACTCCGGTTTTTTCATCGTTTTCTCCAAAAACATCATCTGTGTAATACAAAACCATTGAAGAAAATTCTTTTATGTCATTTTCCGTAACGGGTCTGAGAAGAAGCTTTGATTCTTCCTCTTCATTTGCATGGTCAATGATTGCAATGTGTTGTCCATCTAAACAATCATCCCTTAAGTAAACAGCAACATTTCGTTCATTGCTTTCAAACCATACAACGACTTCTTCATCGTCAGCGTTGGAATTTACATCCGAAACAGTAAGCCCTACCAAATCCCTTAAATCACTGCCGTGCAGGACTTTGTTGCCATATTTAAGTCCTCTATCGTAATTTGCTTTTCTTACGTTATTCACTTAAATGTCTCCTTTCATCTAAACACTTCTCTGTGTTTCTATTTTTCTTCTAATTGCATCAATACCTTTTTGATAAACAAGTGTTTTTATAGATATATGTTCCTCCCCATTCTTGGTGTATTTCTGCTCTATTACACGGAACCATCCGCAATCAACATATTTTTGATACGGCACATTCCATTTATTTAACATTCCTGCTTCACGCAGAAATGCAAATAAATTATTTCTTCCAAAGTCCTTAAATCCGAGAATTTTTGCCACTTTATCCATCGGAATTGCGGTTTTGCTATCTGCCACTGCGTCAAAGAAATCTGCTTTTGGTCGCATATCTTCAATTTGCTTCTCTTTTTGTGCAATAATGTTCTGTGCTACAATAAGTGCGTTCGCTACAATCTGCTCTGGTGTCAAATTCTCCTGATTTGCTATGTACCCACCATTCTTGCGTATAGACGGCAAAACATCTGATGTTACCCAGTGTTTGAACCTCTTTGCTGAATCAAGTTTGCTTCCGATAATTGCAGAATATAAACCGCTTTCATTTATTAAAGAAGACTTCATATTCATACCATCCAAAATGGATGATTTGGAATCTTCCTCGTCTATGCGCTTCATCATATTACTCGTCTGCGCATACCCAAGTTTGTCGGCAACATCTTTTGCTACAAACCAAGGCTCGCCATCAATAGTTTTTATTCTGATTGTCCCAAATTCATCTGAATTAAATACCTGTAATTCTTCCATGTTTCTCCTTTCTATTCAGTTTTAACTCTTCTTGAATCTTCAAATGCCACAAGGTCATCCTCTGTGATCCTGTATTCTCTTCCTAACTTGATTGCCCCAAGTTTTTTTTGACGAATCCATTCCCAAACAGTAATGACTTTTACCTTGTATCTCTCTGCTACCTCTTCACAAGTAAACATTTGTGCCAAAATATCACTCCTTTCCGTAAATAATACTTGTATATACCTCGGTTTAGTGATATAATCTCCTTTGTCGAACGAGTTACATCTTTTTAACGAAGTATTTTTCTAGAAACTATTTTTATATTTCGTTTTGCCGAGGTATGTACATAGTATATCTCGCTAAACCGAAGTTGTCAATAGTCTATTTCGTTATGCCGAAATATTTTTTAAGAGGTGATATTATGTACAAAACTTTCGAAAAATTGTGTGAATTAAAAGGAATTACACCATATAGGTTTGGTAAAGATACTGGTGTTAACTCTTCTACTTTAAGCACATGGAAAAAGAAAAATTCTATGGCAGATCCGAAGACCTCTCAAAAAGTCTGTGAATACTTTGGAGTATCTATGGACTTCTTAATGGGAAAAACTGATAAAATTGTTTGTGAAGAATGTGGAACAGAATACAATCCATTTGATGACTTTGATTGTGCTATTCACGAAAATGTTCATAAAACTATAGAAGCAGCAGAAAAATTAAATATAGACTTGGTTCCATATAAGGATATTATAAAAAAACGAGTAGACTATAAAATTAAATTAGAAGATGGAACATTTGACTTCGAAAATGATTTGACTGATTATTTGGAAGTGCGATATTCTGATTATATTTATAACAATGTTGGTAGCACTAATCTCATTGACAGAATGGGTTATTATAAGAAATGCCTTGTTGAGATTATCAACAAGGGATTTGTGCCGGAAAATAATATAAACACTTTTGTAGAATCATTTGGATTAAATAGAGATTACATAGACATGAACGGAGCTTTTATAGCCAGAATAAGCAAAAATTATGATGTGATGAAACTTGCTAAAATTGCCGAAAAGCTTCCACCAGAAATGCTCAATATGCTTTTGTTTCAAGCGGAAGCTTTTTACGATAAATATACCAAGGGGTGATTATTCACCTCTTGTTTTTTCTTTTACAAATTCATAGAACCACTGCAAAATATAGTTTTCATTTATGCTTCCAAACATATTTGACAACTCTTTTCTGTATTCTTCATTTGTCATTTCTTTTTCCATCGTAACCACACCCCTCTCCCCTTTAATTCTCCGCAGAATCTAAAGTAGCGATACATCACATTATAGAACATACGTTCTAAACAATCAATATATTTGACGCACGTTTTTTATTGTTGTAAAATATCAACAAAAAGAGGACGGTGAAAACGCCAATAAACACCGCCCTCGCCAGAACTTGATGTCCCTTGAAACAAGGGATGTTACAAGTGTATCATGTGAAAGGGGGATAATAAACATGATGAAAAAAGACCGAATCAAAGAAATATCGACACATCTATCAGTCAACCGTGCAAATTATATGTTAAGTTTTCGTGGGAATCTCCACGAATTTCTTAATGAGCCGGACATTACGGTGTACAAACTTGCAGATGAAGCTAATTTGCCTTATTCTACGCTTAATTCACTACTGTACGGTAATTCTAGCGACACGAAGCTATCGACCGCCGTTGCGCTTGCTAGAGCCTTTGGAATCAGCGTAGATGAACTGGTAGGCTGTGGTACTATGGAAGATAAGATGTTGGAATCTGTCAAGATATGCCGTAGTCTGCCGGAACACTCTCTTTACCTTATCCGTTACTTCATCCGTCACCAAGCTAAAATCTATTCCAGTCTTGAAAAATCGCAAAAGTATATTTCTGTCCTCAAACCGCAACTTGTAAATGGAATTATCGCAACCACAAATGCTGTGGAACCAATTTGCATAGACAATTTACCGGAAGATATAAAATCCAAGGCTTATATCGGTTTAAAAATTCCGTGCGACTACTATATGCCGTTTTATCTGCCTGGGGAAATTATTATCCTTTCCGCAGATCGTGAACCGCAAGACGGTGAACGATGTATTGTGACCAGTAATGGTGGGATACAAATTGCCGTAAAAACCCATATAATAGAATATGGCGTTAGAAAATGGAGATATGTTTCGCTCATGTCTCCGAACAGTATACTTCCGGAACACATAATTGATGACATGATAGGATATGTGGTTGGTTTTGTAAATAATGATGGTGACTGGGGAATCAGATAAAGAGATTAAGAGCATGGCTTTTACACCATGCTCTTTTTGATTGATTTATTTTTATTGCTAATCTGCATACATCAGTTATCATTACTTCTGTAAATGGCAAGTTAGTATCTTTGGACGATGTAGTATCAATGATGGTTAACACCGATAGTAATAGTGCAACTTTTAAATTAAAATTAACACCAAGTGGTTCATATACTAGATACACCGCACTTTTAGTATTGTGCAATAAAGATACAATTTTAATTGGCACATATGCTATAGGTGTTAATGATGTTGGTCAAACTATCAATAAAATTGCAGGCGTAGATGCAACGATATCTAGGAACGGAGATAACGTTACTGTTACTTTTTCGTCAGATAATATATGGTCAACTGGACTTTTGATTGCACCTAGAATATTTACAGAATAACTAATTATTGACACATATAGACACATGATAGCCTCAATATATGCCCTTTTGATACTGGCTTACGGTTTACGATTGCTGAACCATTGATATAAAAATCATTATAAGTATTATCCTCTGCAACAAAGGCACCAGGATAAGGATTACCTGTATACGTTTGTGGTAGATTACTAACTATAGTGGAGTATGCATCTATATCATTTGTGGTGGTTAATGTGCCACATCCAATGCACATATGTCCGATTCTGGTATATGTAAATATGCCAGTGATATTATCATGAACTATTGCTTCAGTTACGGTGTCTAACTTGCCATTTACATCATTTATGGCTGCGTTAGTATCATTGATGTCTTTTGCACCGAATGATGTGCCTACTTGCGTATATTCAGTAACATCAACAAAAGAAACAGTTCCATCGTCATTTTGTATTTGCTGATATTTTCTTAACTGATTTTTAGTTGTGTCTAATACATCATCAACATAGTTTGTTTTTAAATCTGCCATAATCACACCTTAAATCCTTTCTGACCGCCAAGCGTAAAAGCAAGTCGGTTCTGCGCTTTTCTTTGTGCTACTAACGTATTGTATATTTTTAACTGCAACGATTCTATCCTGTTCCAGTCTTCATATGTTGGAACCGATTTATTTTCTTTCCATGTTTTGAATTGTTCGGAAAATGAGAAAGTGGAACTGTTAATTTCTGCCAGCGTAGTTTCAAATAAAGTGACTTCATCGGCATAAATCAGATCTGCTTCAACCTTATCATCTCCAAGATTAAAAGATGATATTTTATACATAGATTCTGCAGTGTTTTTTAGTTCCAAAAGATTATTTTTAATACGGTTATAATCTGTATGTAAAAAATAATCTCCTATATATGTTTCACCATTCCATTCAGAAGACCAATTTGTTTTAGGATCTGCCCACATTATGCTTCCTCCACATCTCCAAACAATTCTATATATTTCTCTGTATCATTCAGCCCCAAATACTCTTTTATATCTTCTTTTGTTTTCGGCACTATTTCTCCGTTTGGATAAAACAAGAAAAAATTACCTTTTTCTGTTCTGAATATTTTTCTATTTGTCATTTCATCAACATATATTATTTCAGAAGTTTGCGTGTTATACAGAAGACCGTTAATTATTTTTTTCATTACAACCTCCTTATGTTCTCATTGCTCTTCGCAATTGCAACGATCCATTAAAAGCACCATTAAAGTTTAATTTGTGTTTTTCCACTTCTACTTGTAAGCTGTTTACAATATCACTTTCCATGAAAATAATATCAGCAGCTTCCAGCACCGGATCCCCTCTGTATTGAACATCATAAGAAATATTATTCGCATAATAATTCCCAAGCCATTCAGCAACTGTCCTTGCGTGTTCTTCTGTTGAAATAAGTTGGTTTTCACAATACCTTATTTCTCCAGAATTGTTGATTGATTTCTTTAGATAGATGTTATCTTCAACTACTTGCGGTGTATTATTCTCTCCGTTTTGAAATGTATATATTTTAACGAAAACTTCTTTTGTCTTTCTTTCTGCGTATCCATAAGGATTTTCTGTCATGGAGTCCTTTTTTAACTCATAATCAGATAAATCTCCAAAACTGATCTTATCAATCAAAACTCTGTTTTTAGGATATGCTTTTGTTATCTCGAAACGAATACTGTCGAAGTTTTCAAATTCATCATTTAATAATGATTTTTCTTTCAAATCATCATATTTAAAAGTCTTAAGAAGTGTATCTCCATTATATGTCGATACTTTCATCTTTTTTGGAGCATTTCCTTGAAATGAAATATACAATCCATAATACGTGTATGCTGCAGGAAGTTTTAATGTAAGCACTGGATTCTCCGAAAACAATCCATTATCATCAGAAACATTGCTCGTAACATATCCTGTCTGTTCTATGGCTGTACCTGTATTTCTCGGAAGAAATAATTGTGAACCATCTACACGCATAAAATTTCTTGTCAGCTCTGCATATACATTGTTGTTTCCATATAATACATTAGTGGCATTTCCCCACCACGCATTTCCGTTTGAGGCAACCTGCATATCTGCAGGATCTATAACATTTGCAAAGTTGGCTTTAATATTTACTCTTCCGTCAGAATCTACAAATAAAATGCATCTTGAAGCGTTGCACAATAACTGCAAACATTCTTTGTGAGATGCTTCCGGCATTGGATTGTGTAGGCTCACATCTCTTAAACAATCGTCAACAAAATACTCGTCAGGCTCGAATCCGGCATCTGTTAGAATGCTAATAGCTTCTTCATATGCTGTTCTATCGTATATTTTGTTTCCTATTGTATAATTGTCTTCCAAAGTTGAAAGAATATCATTTGCGGTGAAAGACATTTGATTTTTTTTAGAGTTCCAATCAGTCAAAATCATTGTGGCTTTTTTATGCCATTCCACTGTTTCGTCTGACAGGACCATTCCGTATGATAACTCCATTTTTTGTCCAGTTTCAAGGAAGTTGATAAAGGAATTATCATCGTCTACATTGTATACATTATTTTTATCCAGTATTGTTACAGATAATTTTCTGTATGGAATCTCCGCTGATACTCCATTAACAAATTCTTCAAAAGAAGATGTTGATACATCATTATTCCTATATGTCAATCCGACACCCATTACAATTTTTTCTACTCTAAGTCTTTTGTTTCCACCTGACATAGATATAGGAATTATTTGTATGTTTGTAGTGTCTCCAATTACATCTGTTGTTGAAAAATCGTGTTTATCATTTGTATAAGTCAATTCTTTTTCATCTGTAACAATTTTGAAGCTAGTCGGGTAATATTTCCCAAAATCTATTGTAAGTCCTTTGATGGAATACTCTTGTGGAAATGCTACTTTTACAGTTTCCATTATGTTTTTTGTAGTTAATGGAGCGTTACGTAGTTGGTACAATCCGCTTGTCTCTCTCGGAAGAAAATACATTTGACCGTCCACGCGCATATAATTTTGCTCTAATGTAGCATATTCCGTATATTCCGCATCATTTCTAAATGGCAAAACCTTGTTTCCCCAGTATGCGTAATCACCTTCAAAATGAGCCGTGTTTTGTGCATCACCATTTACTACACCAAGAGTAATTGATATGTACGCCCTGTCTCTTATTTTTTTCTGCATCGCAGATTTATAAGCATTAGAAGCCTTTATCATTCTTCCCACCCGCAATCAATTAGATTAAATTTACATGTTTCATAGTTTCTATAAAATATATCATCCAAAAACAGCGGTTTTCCGGTAGTGTCTCCTGGATACATTGTGTATGTATGCCTTACATTGTCATCACCAGTAAACGTAACCAGCACAAAAAATGGTTCTAATGCATCCTGCATTTCTTTCCATGTTTCAGCGTCCAGTCCGTTCCATTGCAGATTATTTATCTTCCACAATTTTCTTCCGACTTTTTGACCGACAACTGCAGCATTTACATTTCTTCCTGAATCAACCGTCTGCGACCGAACTATTTCCATTCCCGGAGCTGGGCACGGAAAACGTACTCCATTTACTATGATGAAATCACTTGCTCTTGCTATCATTGTGTTTTCCTCCATAGAAAAAAAGAGTGGGAATAAATCCCACCCTTAAGTAATAATCTGTAATCCCATAGCTTTCTGACCTCTTAAGCTTGCCCTTGCTATGTCTCTATCACCGATATTTACAGATGTTTCTTTTGCAAGTAATTGCTTTAACAGGCTGATTTCTTCTGCCATCATACGCATTTGTGCTTCTGCCGTGGAATTGATAGCTTCTTTGATTCCTGTTATTTCAGCTCCACCGGCAACCGCTGTCTTACCACCTACTGTTCCGGCAATCTCTGGCACTCCGTTTTCTCCTGCCATGAACATTGTGTATCGACTAGGAACGTAACCGCCTGTCTCAAATGTGGGGATTCTGCCAAGGTTTACACTTCCGCCCGGAACAAGTTCTTTTCCGAGTACAACAACCGGATCCCATGAAAAGTTTAACTTATCATTTATCCAGTTTGCAAACCTATTCCAAATTTGTTTGACAGCCTCTATTGCATTATTCCATGCATTAGATAATCCGTCTTTAATGCCACTCCATGTCCATTTTTCGGTAGTAAAATATGATTTTACGTTGTTCCACCACTTTGCAAAACCAATATTTTTCCACCATGCGGTAAATTCATTCCATTTCGTAGAAAGTGCGGTCTTAATATTTGTCCCTAATTGATTCCATTTTTCAGCAGAAAACCAAGGCTTGACAGATTCATTAAACCAGTTTTCAACAATAGGTTTTAAATTTTCAAACACTGATACTAAACCAAATGTATCATTTATGTCCAGTTTAAATTGTGATAAGAAATCAAAAAACTGTCTTATCGGCATTGTTTTTGTCAAAAAATCTGCCGCATCAGAGTTCATCTGTTTCCAAGCGTCAAAAAGTATTGAAAAATCTGTGTTTTTTATTGTATCAAAGAATCCACCTTCTCCAAAAAACGAAAAATTATCATATGTTTCTTTATCATCAGGGAAAAGTGCTTTACCTAATGATTTACCTACATTAAATCCAATTTCCCAAGTAACAGAAGCTATTGCGATTGTAGGAACTATTCCTATGCTTGAACCAAGTACTGTGGCTGATAACTTATCCGATATTTTTCCCCATATAATATCTCCCACACCAGTAAACTTCAAAAGTCCTATTGCCGTCAGAATCGTGGTTTCAATCGGTGCTGCATCGAAACTTCCTTTCCACAGATCGATTGCCGCATCTATGGCAGTTTCTATGAAATTTCCAGCAGATGTAAAAATGGCAGTCCAATCAATACCATTCAAGAAACTTCCTATATGTCTTCCGATTTTTTCCCAGTCCACAGAATCTATTGCTCTTGTAAACCAGTCAAAAATACCAGTTACTAGTTTGGACGTATCCATTCCGGCAACTTTAAACCATGAATCAGAATCAAACTTAAATGCATACGCCAGATCTTCTATAATATCTTTTACTGGTTTAAACACCTTGCTTACTTTGTCAGCCCAACCCATAGCTGTATTCTGCATCTTGTCAAATGCTTCTTGCCATACTTTTTCGTATTCAGCAGTAGCATCCATGATTTCCTTGGTAAGGTCAATTCCTGATCCACCAGCACCTGATGTTTTTCCGGAATCTGTTGTCTGTGGCTGTACGTTCAGTTCATCAATTCCTAAAGTGTAATTCTTTGCCTTTTTGGCGCTTTTCCCTACTTTATCCAGTGCATCTGCCGTGTCTTCCAAATCTTTATTGTACCCGGATACACCTTGACCGAATGACGAAAAGTCAATCTTAATTCCCAGTAAATTTGCCACACTGACAAGCAATCTTTTAATCGCAATAACGACACCGTTAATAACAGGAAGCACTTTCTGCAATACCGGAATAAATAACTGGCCTAGAACCATTCCAGCTTCTTTCACGTTGTTTGTGAACTGGCGAATCATGTTGCTGGGTGAATTGATTGTGTTGGCCAAGTCTCCCCATGACACTTTGGACTGATCTAAGATTGCCAGTAAGCGCAACTGCTGTTTCTCTGCCTGTGACATTTCGGAGACAGCTTTTTCAATGCCGTATTTGTAAGCATAGGTCTGTAAAGTGGCATTCGTGATATCAATACCATACTTATATAATGCTCTTGACTGACCGATTAAGCCAGACTGCAGGTTAGTCGCAACTGTACTAAAATCCACGTTAAACAATGAAGAAATATCTCCGGCAAGCATTGTCATGGACTTTGAGATTGCCGTAGTAACTTCTCCGGTCTGCCCTAAAGAGTTGGTGATAGATGCAAGCTGTGAAGCATACTGGGTAATCTCCTGTAAATTTAATCCCAGGTTTTTCATTCCGCTTTCAGAAATCAATCCACCGTCTACATCTACTTTCAGACCGGACATTTTACCAAGCAGTTCATTTACACGATTTCCGAAACTCTGCGCATAATCCTCTGCATTGTCGTAACCGAATTTTTCAAAGTCTTTGCCCCATTCCTTGCCGACTTTATTGAAAGCAACTGTGTAGTAGTTAAATGCTTCAATATAGTCCGTAGTTCCCTCTATGGATTTCCACAAGCTTTTAATTCCACGGATAACAATGAAATATGTTGCGTAGAATTTTCCGAAAGCCGCTGCAAGGCTGAATGTGCTCTTCGTGGCTCTTTTTGCGCTTGCCGTATAAGTGTTCAGATTTCTACCTAAAGAGTTTGCCGCTCTGCCGGATGCCGCACCGGTAGATGCCAGTCCTGCCAGTGCATTTGTCATGCGTATAATGTTCTCACTTACGTTCGGTGCGGTAGACAGAGTAGTGAATAACTGCTTCAAATTCTTTGCCAGTAAAGGAATGTTCGTGATTGCTCTGCCGGATGCTACACCGCCAAGTTTTGAGATAGAAGATGCAATACTTGCAATATCCCCTATTCCATCTACTTTTGTTCCTGCCATATCAGCAGAAAAAGTCTTCAGTGCAGAAGAAATTCTGCTTAATCCGCTTGTATCTATTTTCCCCATTCTGTTAATGGAATTTGTCAGTGTGGAGATATTCTTAATGCCGCTCGTATTCATGGAATTTGCGGCATTTGCGATACTCTGTATGCTGTTGGAAATACTTGTCAGTTTTGATGTATCAATAGACAAGCTTTTCTGAAAATTTGTAAGGCTATTTGCAAGTTTATTCAGTGCGTTACTTGCGCTAGTTGCATCCGCTTTTATTTTAATCTGCAAAGAATCAATATCTGCCATACCGCACCGCCTTTACACATAAAAAGAACGGTAAACTGTGACACCTACCGTTCCTAAAATTATTTCTTAAGATATTCTCTCGTAACCGCACCGCACTTGTAATCAACCTTGATTCCGACTTTCTTTTGGAATACTCCGATTGCCGTTGCTGTGTCTTTACCTAAAAATCCGTCAATGTTGCTCTTTCCTTTTGCATTCACCGCAGATAAACAGCCATGATGAATGAGTGCGAATTGTAACCACCGCACATCATCACCTTTCATGCAAGGAACTGTTTTCTTCAACAGTCTTGTCGGTTCAGTGTAAGGGTTGCTGTATGCTTCCGTAGTGCCCTGTACGGCTTCTAATTCCTTGTACCATACATTCATGTCCACGTTTCCTACAATGCCGCCTACACGACCTTTAGAAGTATACTGCCAGCCTACCATGTTCGGTACTTGCGGTTGATACTTCACATCACACTTGCCGTTATTCTTGCCGTACCGTGCAATCCACATTGGATAACTCACGCCGCCATAGCGTTTGATATAGGTATTATAAAAACTTTCCCCAGTGTATACACCGAATGCCAATCCTGCATCGGTGATTACCTTGCCGTAAGCATTGATAATTGAAATTAGATTCTTACCAAGATTCTTCATCACGGCATCTTCAACATCCATCCAAACCATAGGCCTACGGCTTCCAAGAATAGCAAGCACTCTCTTAGCATCTGATCGTGCCTTTGCCACAGTGGTAGCATAACTGTAGTTATAAACGCCTTGCACTTTCATTCCGTATGCTTCACAATTTTTCCAGTTCTCCTCAAACTTCTTGTCCGGGTTCAAATCCTTACGGATGACCTTCAGAATAGCAAAATCAATACCGTTCTGTTTTACCGCCCACCAATTAATCGTCCCCTGGTATGAGGACACATCAATTCCTATTAAACTCATGTTTTTTCTCCTTTTTGGGATGTGATAATTCAAAATTAGCCTGCATTGCCATAAGTCCTGCAAGAAATGCCTTTCTTTGTTTTTGCAATTCCTTTTCGTTACTAGCAGTTTCAAGACGCTCCATAATAGGCTTGTCGATATACTTCGATTGTGCTTTTCTGCCGTTTAAGCAATGGTCTACAGCAAAGATTAATGCAGATATTCCGTAATTTCCCCAACGTTGCCATGAGTTCCTATCTTCTTCCTCTTTTTTTAGTTTATATCCTTTGTAGCACCACTCTAATTTTTTAGGATTCAGATGTTTGAACTCTTCTATCGAGATCCCCATGGAAAAAGCAAATGGAAAATATTCTTCCCATATTATTTTGTGCCAGTCGATTTCTTCTTGTGATCCTGTGGCATCTTCGTTACCTTGCTGTCCTCTTTCTCCATTTCTTCCTTGGTCTGCGTCATCATTTCCGTCAGACCCGACAGTTCGAAAAAACCGTCTTCTTTCATACAGTCTGTCAGTTCTCCATACAGCTTCACAAAAGAAAGACCGTTTGCTTTCATGTATTCTTTCATTAAAGCATTGGATTCATCCGGTGTAATACCTTCATGGTTTTCGATAAGACCAGCATAAAAAGCCGTTTTGCATACATGAGGAAATTCTGCAAGCATATATCCGCTACCATCTACAATTTCTTCTTGTGTGAGATTCTGTACATTTTTTGCTTTTTTAGCTACATAGCCACCGGAAAGCATAAGAAACATCTTTTGAATCAAATCCTTGCACTCCACAGCACCGAATCCAAACTCTAAAGTATATTCAACATCATTAACTAAAATCTTCTTCATAAAAACATATCCTTTCCCCAACATTTTGTTGGAAAGGAGCCGCCCGAAGACGGCTCTCTTTTGCTTAAATCAATGTTTCGTCTACCGCTTCATCAAAGTCAGCCACGGCAGTGTTATTTGTTTCTGACTGACTTGCTATTCCCCCCGTTGTTAGTTCAACGGTAGCGTCCAATCCCTTGTATTCCTCAATAGTAAGATTCATTTCAATCGTCAGAAGTTCATTCTGTCCGATTTCCGGCTGTGGAATCTGTTCAGGTGGCTGTGCAACAACGAAGAAAGATTTATCTTCTCCGGGAATAACGGTTTCAAACCACATTCTTTTACCACCAGTAAGAGCCTTATAAGCTGTAATAAGTGCAGTCCATTCAGCCACTGTTTCTGATGTAAAGTTGACTGTGACTGCAAAAGAACCGCCAGTATCTGCACGACCTTTTACATATCTAGTGATTGCATCTTCCAGTGCGGAAGCATCAATCTGCTCCGGTTCAATGTTGATGCCACCGATAGAATTTATTCTTGTAAGTTGTTTAAAACTCGTAGGTTTTGTTCCGGATGTTGTCTCTGTACCGTATCCGAAAGTAATTCCTAAAGTAGAAATTCCGGCTGCTGCCATGATAAATACCTCCTTAATTTTGCATAAAAAAATAGAGCCGTTTGGCTCTAATAGTTACAATGTATCGTCAGCACCAACAATTCGTCTGAATCGTGCAGTGCTTCTGTATGTGTTTTGCGAAGTATTATTAAACTCCGGCATGGAAGTTATCTGAAATCGCAAACGTTTAAAAAGCCCGGCAACCGTAGCCATGATATCTTCAGCTTCTTCCTGACTCTTGTTGGTTATCACATCCACCTGGTACGATGCCGTGATTCCATTAACAGACCGTCCTTCAAGGTCTTCTCCTGTCTCTGTGAACGGCATAGCATGAAAGTAAACTGTTGGGAATGTTGGTTCTGACAAATCCTTGCTTTTGTCCGTTACATACGCTTTAGGATGGCTCTGCGGTATTTTCATTTTCAAGTATGATGCAATCTTGACTTTGAAATCTGATACCCATTGATATTCATTAACCGCCATTTCCGAACACCACCTTTGCTGTCTGTAATACAATTTCACGAATTTCTATTGCAGTCAGGTACATAAATGGTCTTGAAGGCATTCCTTCGGTGAAGTACCACTTACCATCATCAGCCGGATAAAACCAACCGTATCTACCGTCTGCAAGTTGCCGTATGGTTTTTCCGCTTGCATATTGCCATGTGACACCTTCTGGTAACTTTCCTTTGTACGGTGATTTCTGTCCGACAATTCCAGTACCAAACTCCACGAAAGCCGCATGGTCTGTTCCAGCAACAACCGCCCATATTCCACCGCCTTTTACCGAACCAACATATTCAGCGTGGATACTCTGTATCAGTTCGCTAGTAAAGATAGCGTCAAGGTCTGCAATCTGTACTCTAGCAATCTCTACACCGTTTTCTGCCAAAGTTTCAGCCAGTAGCCTACATTTATAGGTCAAGCTGTTTTCGTAGTCTCTAAGAGCCTTTATAGCGTTCTGTATAGAATTGTCACTGAATAAATTTAGTTCAATCGTCTTCCCCATATCACTTTACCGTTTTTTGAAGCAAAAACAGGTCAACGGTAAGTCCTTCATCAGCTACACCTTTTACAACATAGTCCGCTGTCTTATCGTCAACCAGTCCATCACTATCTTGACCCACATCAGATTTTTTCCAAACAATGTCTCCTGCCTTAATCGGCAAATATCCCTTATCGGTCACAATCTGACAATAGGAACTCGAATCATCAACACCAAATTCCTTTACCAGTACTTCTGACAACTTATTGCTGATATTGGCAGAAAAAGGAACAGGGTCAGAAAATCCGATAGCTTCTCTCAAAACTACTGGAATCTTTTCACCGTCAACCTCGATGTACTTAATGTTTCCATTTTCGTCACGGTCGTAGATTGTGACTTTCTCACCCTGTTTGGAATACTTCATTTTTTGCTTATTTGCTTCAAGCATCTTTCTTCACCTGCTTGTAAATCTGATTTACACCAGTGCTTGCCAAACCGGAAACAATTCCGACCGCAATCGCATTCAGCACATCATTTGCCGGAAAGTCGGGAATCACATACATTCCTACTACTCCGAGAATGCCACCGACAATGCCGACAACAACCGGAATGTAATTATCCTTAATAACCGGAATAAGCTTCGCTCCAATACCGGCAAGATAGCAGATAACCACGATTGCTACGCAAGTTCCTACTTGTGAAAAATCCATTATTCTTTACCTCCATTCTTCAATCTGATTTCTTTGATTTCCTCGTACATTTTGGTAGCCATTCCATTTCCGCCTAACGCATGATACGCATTGTACATCTCTACAAAATTCTCATACGCATAACTTGGAATTTCTCCCAACTTCATGTACTTATCGTGATACTCAATAAGTTGAACACGCAAAAGAAGCATTGTTCCCTTACTGTTTGCATCCCTGTCATTCTTTTGTTGTTTAAGGAGCCAGACAATATATCCTAATAAAATAGGCAATACAATAGTGTATGTCTGTAATAAAAAATCTTTCATTTCATATCTCCTGTTACTTATTGTTGGCACACCGCCCACCACCCTTAAAGTGTGCCGCCTGCAACCTTATTACTGAAATCAGTAACATGGTCACGCACAATCTTCTAAACCACTCGATTTCGATAGGGTTATTTTACGCATGGTAAATAGGTTATAGTGTTTTAAAAACATTTAACGTGCCAGCATATCCCAAAGTAGTTTAAAATCTCTTCCTTACTATTCCAAACCCTAGATATTCCATTTTCTGAATAACTAGAACTATAATCGGCACCTAATTTGTTTCTGTCATAAAGAGCAAGTTCAACAATCGCATCTTCTTTTTCTTTCAAATATTCTTCTTTTTTACTATCTGAAATTCCAGAAATGTTAATTATTAGGTTTTGATTTTGCTCTAATAATAGTTCTAACAAAGGGTTTTCTTCCGGCTTTTCAAAAACAACTTTGAAGCTTTCAGAATCAATATGGAATTGTTTTAAGCGGATTTTTACTTTCTCCAAAGTCGTATATTCTGCCATGTGTTACCTCTTAAAGTTCAAACTTTTCAATCAGAATCTTTTTCAACTCACCGCCAGTAGTTTCATCCGCATCAACAATCCCATGCTCTTTCGCAAGAGATTGTAGTTCTGCGGTACTCATGCGGTTAATCTCGCTTTTGGTATATTGCTTAAAATCAGAAGATCCCGAAGTCTTTCTCTCCGGGATCTCTTCTCCTGCCTTATACCATTTGCCGTTGAATTTGACTGTGTACTGTGCCTTCATAAGCACACCTCCTACGCTACCTTCATAACAACAACGCTGTCCATACCCTCAAAGGTAGGAAGTCCGATCATGGACACTACGCAGTGAGTATTGATAGGATGGTTGGTAGCATAAGTATAAACGGAAATACCAGTTTCTACGATGGACAAATTGCCATCGGTGATGCTTCCGCTTCTTTCCTCGGGGGTTTTCCCAAATACATAATCACCAAGGTATACGCCAGCGCATTGAGCGGATACAACACCAGTAGGTACAAAGTACTTGGTCTGACCGTCTGCAGGATCAATGTACAACTTGTCATACACCTCGATCTCAATTCCGTATCCACGCAGATATTCAGTAACCTGAGACTGCTGTAAACGGATTCCACCATTGTAAGCAGTGATTCCGAGAACCTGCTTCTTGGTGTCCTCTGCTTTCAGAACCATTTCCCACGTCTCGGTGTTCATGGTAAATCTTGTCAGGGAATAACCAGTCTTCTTTGCGAAGTTTCTTCTGGTTTCAATCATATCATCCAGCGGTGTTGCGGTTGCCGGAACGTTCCACTTATCACTCTCTCCGGAAATTTCTACGAAATGGTCTTTCTTATGTTCAACTCCTGCATCGGAAGTGTAATCAACATAAAAACTCTTACCACCGATAGTGACTTGTACACGGGGAATGCCGTCTGCCGGTGCAAGCAACTGCCAGATTTGTCTCTCCGGAACAACTCTTGCTCCTTCAATTAGCATCATGGGCTTTTTACTGATTTCACGGAGAACATCATTTGCAAGGGAAGCATTCTCTGCATTCTGGTAATTTGCGTATTCTTGTTCTTCCTTTTCAGTTACCATGTAGGATTCACGGTAAAAAGGCATTTCGTTTTGAATGTCGGAGAATCCTCCAACATCTCTTAACTCTGCCTGTGCATCAAAATTAGATGCTTTCAGAGAAACAGGAAGACCGCTCTTTCCCTTAATAAATCTAAGGTCGAGACTATCCTGCTTTCTTGTGCCAAACTTTTGTCTGCCAAGGTAAGGCGCAGAACCTAAAGTTTTTTCATAGTTATTCCACATTACACCGAGACTTCTCGCTGTAAATGCTTCGCTTAATGGTAATGCCATAGTTAATACCTCCTTGAATTGTTGTTAATTACACTGCGGAAATTTGTGGTGCACCGTAAAAAGTGACTCTCGGTGTAGCTTTTCTAGCTTCATCAGAGATTGTCAAACTCTTTACTTTTTCCCAATCAATAGTTCCCTGGTATACATAGGTTCCGGGCGCATCTCCCATAGTCACATCCACATCTTCAAGCAGATAACCTACGCACTTTGCATCATTAGACGGATATGGTGTACCGGCAGGCACAACTTTTCTTCCGTCAGTTCCCGCGCTCACACCGCTCTGTTCTACGATGCACGCTGCTCCCTCATAAGGGAAAAACTTCAAAATACCTTTACTTTGTGTAAAGTCTCTGGTAATAGGCTTACCCATAATTTTTTACCTCCTATAAAACATAATGGTTTTTTGCTTCTTCGCTTGCAGATGCATTTCCGAATGTAATTTTTTCCGCATTCTCAACATCCGCAGTTTTACTTTCAGAACCGCCAGCACTTCCACCGCCAGGATTAGTAGATCCGTTTGCAATCTCTTGTTCCTTAGCCTGTGCCGCAGCGGTTTCTTTATCAGAGATAATTTTTCCGAGAACCTCAAAATCAAAACTGCCATCATCTTTAACAACCTGTGCTGCCTGTTCAGCGGTGATTTTGAACTTATCGGCTGCACTTGTACGCTGGGTTGCTAAAGTCTGTGCTTTTTCCAACTCTTCGATACGTTTATTTGCTTCCTCTAACTGCTTTGCTGCCTTTTCTTGTTCGGAAAGATTTTGGTCTTTCATGGCATTAAATTCTTTTTCAATGCCCTGTAACCGTTCCATTTCAGCATTGTTTTTGGTTGCCTTTGCATTAGCTGTCTGAACATCTTTGCCGTTTTCGGCAATAACCTTTTCAATCTGTTCCTCAGTTAATCCCATTGCAGCTAAATCTTCTCTCTTCATAAATTACCTCCGTTATGTCCTACGTTTTTTTACGGTGCAACGACACCGAGTGACATTGCCGATTTGTACGCTCACGGCTTTGCGAATTTTTATAAAATAAAAACAGCTACCTATTTCTAGGCAACTGTCTTATTTTGCATTTGTTTTACAATTTCTTGTGCTTTTGCCATCTGCTCTTCCATATTGATAATGTCAGCAGTTTTCCACAGAGCATCAAGGTAAGGTTTGGAAAGGTTGAAAGTCTTTTCACAATCTCCCCAAAGTCCAACCGTTTTGATTGCAATAAGAGGATGAATACCACACTGCAAAAGCTGCAGCAATGTTTGTGACTTGGTATACATATTATCTTGTGGACTGTGGTTGATCTGCACATCAAAATCTCTAAGACTGATTTTCAAATCCTCTTTCTTAATGCGGATAACATTCAGCGCAACCTTGGCCAATCTCTTCTCTGCTGTCTTAACAACCGGATCTTTAAGCCTTGCTCTTGATTTTGAGAAATCCCATCCGTTCCTCAGCTCGACCGCACCCTGCGTATCACCGCCAGTGTTTCCTTGTTTGTTTGGTATTCCCAAAATTGAAAGTGCGCTGTCTGTTAAATCGTCTTTAGATACCTGTGTCTGCGTTTGGTCAAGTTCCTGCGACATTACATCAACATCAGACTTGTTATCCTTGTTAATGGACTTTACAACCAATGCATGGTTCATTTTCATTTTTTTGAACTGTTCTTCATCAACTTCACAGTTTACAAATTTGTACCATGCCTGAATAAACTGCTCTATGCCGTCCATCCTGTTTGACTGTGTATTATTGATTGCATCCAACAGATCTATAACAAGTTCAATATCAGACAATCGCTCATGGTTGTTCGGAAATTCTACAATCGGTATCCCACCAAATCCGTGAAGTTTCCATGAATCAGCAATAACGGAACTGTTCTTTATTTTGCACTCATGTGTTTCTGTATAGCAAAGTTTATACCATTCTCCGTTTTCGTCCTTTAATTCTTGGACTGCTAAAATCGGTTCTTCAGAACTGCGGTTGTAAATTACAAACGTGTTCAGAGGATTAGGTGCAACCACACGGATAGGCACATCTCCATTCACAATCTGAATAGCTTTGAATGATGTTCCGGTTGCCGACTGCCACTCACCAGCTTTTATGTCTTTCTCATGCTTATTTGCATCTGCTAAGTAATCGTTAAGTTCATCTACTGCCTTATTTACAGCTTTATCATCTTTTCTGCTGACAAACTGAATAGGCTCTCCGTAAGTCTGACCAACCTTGAACTGTACCCACTCATAAGCATGATTCTCAACGATTTTGTTCGTTATATCCTCATTTGACAGCTTTGTTCTGTACAGTACCGGCTGATCTCCTTTGTAGTACTCCCACAAGTACTTGATAACTGACTTATTGTAATTAAAAACACCGATGCAATCACCAATAACCTTTACAATGTTGTCTTCGGTTATCTGCTCTACATCCGTATATGCAATTTTTCTACCATGACAACCTTTGACAAGGTCTTGAAATTTCATAGTGTTCATATTTCCACCTACATAAATGTCATTCCGCTACTCTGGTATCTTTTTGGAAGTTTCTTGATCTCACGTTCTCCGGTCTCCGTATGGTAAACAACCATTTTATTGCAATTCCGGCACTTATATGTCTTGTCGATATGCGATTTTGAACTGCATTCACCGACCAACCGTCCGCATCCCGGACAGTACACTCTAATTTTTTGATTAAAAATCATAAATACCTCTTTTCTGCGCACAAAAATACCGCCCTTGCTGATAAGAGCGGTACTTCTGTAGTCTTCACATGATCTGAGGAGGAAATGAAAAATATCTTGGAATCTTTCTGCATCTTAATAGTATCACGGAAAAATCGGACATATCGGACAAGTTTATATGGAACTATACGATTTCGTATGTTTTTTCAAAAATATCAGGCTTGCAAGGGTAAAATTCTCCATTTACTCCTTTTATTATAAAATCATTTATAGATACGTTCATATATCCCTCTAAAGTTTCTATTTTCATGATTACATGAGGTGAAGATTTTCCTGCTCTCCAAGCATCATCGATAATTTCATATATAAGCGATTTCCCAACGAATGCTTTTATTTCATCTAAGTTAATGCCATTCCATCTAATAGCTTCAACAATAATAGGTATCTTTCTATATTTTGCCATTTTTATACCTCCGTATTGTTTTAATTTGCCATATAACGATCGAATGCTTTTCTTACGCTATCCTCTGTGTTCCCACCACCGATTCTATCAGCAACCTTGTTCCATGATAATTTTTCAATAAATCGTAAATTAATGATCCGTCTTATACGGCTGTCCTGAACGCTTGCAATAAATTCTTCGACTTCATTATTTTTTTGCAGTAAATCGTCCTCTAAAAGCTGTAAAGTAGCCTTTCTGGAATAAAGCAGTGTCCGTTTTCTGCTGTACTCTGGATAAGGGAATCCTTCAATACGAAAATGTTCAGTGCCGCCGCATCCACCTGATACGCTGTCAACAACATTCCCATCCGATTCAATTTTTCTGATATCCGATTCAAGTTTTTTAATCTTCTGCTGTACTTCTTTGATTTCTTCCTGTAAATCTATGTATTGAGATAAAACCTCTTTAGTCACCATAATCAATACCTCCGTCCGAAAGAGAATGGGTTTTGAATTGCTTCTACTTTTGCTACCCTGTTTCCGTTTGTAATTCGCAATGCAAAGTTTGAAAATACATCAGGCACATCATCTAACTGTTTTTTTCCTGAAACAGAATACCTTTTCAGTAACGACATCATTACACCGTATGGTTCGTTAGGCTTATACAATGATGGATCTTTGAATATTACGTGTTGTAAAATCCAGTTAGAGCACTGGAAAATTCTTGCTTCTTTGTTTGTCTCTGTCGGTGTGTCTGTGATGTTGCATATCCATCCTTTACTCTCTACACGCTTATTTACTTCCATTGCCACACGGTCACCGCCGGCATTACGCTCAAATTCGCACTCTTGCACTTTATTATTAACAAGTACATTTGCAGCATTTTCATACTGCATCTCATAATCCGCAGTATTGTCACAAACAGCATCCACACAGTAATAATCTTCTCCGTACTTTTGCAATACCGGAAGAACAAAAAAGTCGGTTCCTTTTCCCTTGGTATCGCATTGCCCGGTAATAATTTCCGGTTCTCCATGTGGAAGATTAAGATAACGTCTGATTTTTTCTTCCGGGAATAACAATCCCTCACGTTCAATAGGCTCTTGCTTGTAAAGACATCTATAAGAGATTTCATCCATGAGTAATTGTTGATCTTCAAAAAAAGCAACCGTGAATCCGGAAAATTCGTAGTCAAAATTGCTTAATCCTGTTTTGGGGTCAATATCCGGCACTGCAATTACTTTTACTCTCGGATTCCCTTCATACATATTTTGGATCCGACCGATTACATCATTTACGCTCCACCTGGTTGCAATATGGATCTCTTTGCAATTCTTTCCGTCAGTATCTTGTGTCTTTCTTTGCCTTGCATCTACCGCATACTTGTCCCACAGTTTATCCAAAATTATAGGATTCATAGCTTCTTCGATGCCACCGATCATGTCATCTACGAACAAAAACTTAGATGCACGTACTTTACCAGCATTTTTACTTCCTACGGATGTGCACTGAACTGATGGAAATGGTTTATATTTTCCGATGTTAAACTGTTCCATTTTTGCGTTAGTACTGGTAACAGAAAGATTTGGGAAGATTTCATTCCAAGTGTACTCGTCAGAATTTGTGCAAATATCGTACACACCGTCATAGTACATACGTGTAATATCTCCACTGTGGGAGTAAAAAAGGTTGAAATCTCTCGGAAACCATCCTGCTACCAATGCATTCAGCATTTTTTCAACCGTAGTTTTTCCGGCACCAGGGATAAGTGACACGCAGAGAATGTCGTATTTATCATCAATCATTCCTTGAATGGCATCCATTAGACCGATTTTAAGAAATTGCTTTCTACGTGGCATGTAGAACCGCTCTCTAGGTTCTCTTTTCTTTTCCAAGTATCGGTATGCACTGTCCACAACCTTATTTTGTGCTTCTAGTAAAAGAACATCGTATAATTTATCTGTCAGAGAATAGTGCGTCTTGTTTGCAAAGGAATACTTTTCCAAATCCCATATGGTTCCTCCGGTTCTTTCCATACAAAAACGCTCTACAATGCCTTTAGAACGGTTTGTTATCTGTAAGCCATAAGTTATGTCCTTTTCACCGTTTATAGCCACTCTGCAGGCTTCTATGTACGCATCAATGACCTGTTCATCAATTCCCTTGCGCTGTATGTAATTGTCATAGCTGTTTACTGCCGATATAAGGCTCTGACTCGCCAAAAGAAAAAGCACCTCCGCTTGTGGCAGAAGTGCCTTATAGGATTCTGCCTATAATTTTTCTAGGTTAGCGACTAACTCCGTTTGTTAGCCGGTGATTTTGTTTATTCTAATTCGTCTGCGTGTCTTGTCATTTCAATCTGTGTTCCATTTTCATCTCTTGTACAGACAGTTACATATTTGTCAAAGCCACTTATCATATCCCCAAGCCTTATTTCAGTCTTATCATCATTAAAGTTATAACACTTACGCATTTCTTCAATGCAATTATTCATTTCCGTTATTTTCATTCTTCATAAACCTCACAAACTCTTTCCCACACTTAGGACAAAGTTCAAATTGTGCTTCTTTCGTGTACAGAATAATTTCAAAATCGTTAAGAACATCGCTCGCATGGTATCCTTCCTGCACTTCTGTCTTAATGTTCATTTTCCCTTTTCTGATAAGTGTATTCTTTATTTTTTATCCGAACCTATCGCAAGTGTTCCATTCTTTGATATGTTTCATTAGTTACCCCTCTTTGTATGGATTGAAGAAGTCCTCATCTTTTCCAATTCTAAGATGCTTTTTCAATGCAAAATTTGTTATCCTTTCCCAATTAAACGAATTACTGACAATATAATTTGCAAGTTCTCCATCTTTCCATCCGTCCGTACTTGTCATATAATCATAAATCTGCTTATATTCTCCGGTCAGCTTATCAAATTCAAACCAGCCTAAGTCAAGCGTCACTCCATAATTATAAAATCCCTTGTCAGACCACTTGCTGACATAATACATTAACTGCTTATACGAAAATCCAAGCCTTTCAAAAATATTACCAATAGTTCTTATGCTCAATTCCCGATCGATTGAATGTGATTTTCTTTTCTGCTCATTCACGCAAGCTCTGAAAAATATTTCTTCTAATGACTTCATTCCTACACCAACTTTCTACCACACATCGGACAAAATGCAATATCAAAGTAGCCTGCCGCCTTACATCCTTTATAAATCACGATACCTGGCACTTTATCGCAGGTATTCTTCATAATCTGTGCATATGTCAAATTTGTTTCATTCGCACATTTATAAATTTTAATGTCTGCTCCGCAGATTGTATTTTCGTCATGCCAGTTTTCACAAAATTTACACATGCTTATTTTTCAACCTCTCCATTAACCGTTCACATTTATCAAGATTTTCGCAAGTAATGTTGTTTAAGTATTTTTCGCTTTTGTCAGACACTGTTGTTATATTCATTTGTATCAGTTTCGGTTCAAAATCTTTACAATACTGACAACAATCTTGAAGAATAAGGTGAAATCCATTCATGTAAAATTCCTCCGTAACCCATGCAGACGGAATCGAACCGCCGACACACATCCTATGCGGATGCCGCTCTTCCACTGAAGCTATGCATGGAAATCGCACCGTAAAACCTTTTATGGATTACGTTTTAGCCAGGAAATAGTTGCCGTGGGAGTTGAACCCACCCGACCCAAACAAGGCTCGACTGCTTTTGAATCTGCAAATTCTACTCGCAGAAGTGTTTTTCGTTGACCGATAATGAGCAACTACTATCCATACATCTCCCATCGACCGGAGCTATTGCAGTAGTACCATACTAAGTGGAGATAAAGATAAAGTTGGGATGATGGGACTTGAACCCACAGCCTATGCCTTAGAAGGACACTGCTCTTTCCATTTGCGCTACATCCCAATGTGCGTTTCCATAAGCTGTATGCCTACATTTAAGGCGCTGACGCAGCGCAACACTTATGGCTATTTTTATTTTCGCAGGGCATCCGCCAGTTACCTGTTAGTTGGGAGCGACCCAACCGCCTACGCCAATTTTATGTCCGCAATGGCTGTGCGGGATTTTAATGTCTTTACTGACAACCCACGAATTAAAACCTACAACGGTATTCCGCGAAAACCGGACTATCATAAACCGGTTAAACCCTCACGAGCCTTGCGACGGCTCTTAACAGCATTCCGCTATGAGGTGAAAGGAGTCTTCCATGTAGATGGAATATTCGCAGATGGCAAAGACCGAAAGAAGAAAACATCTGCGAAACAGGACTACCAGGATTCGGACCTGGGATGCAGCAGTCAAAGTGCTGTGCCTTACCGCTTGGCGATAGCCCTAAACTCCGGGAGAGAGACCATCTGCTCCCGGATTATTTTCGTGAACCACTTTATTCAAAATTGTCACGCCTGCGCATGGTACTTTTTCAAACAGGGGAAGTATTTGTCATTTTCCACACGCAGGCTCCATACACTCTTGATGCCTTGATTTTTCTGCCACATATCCAATGCCAACACAACACCGGATATTCGGCAATAACAATGGCTTTATGAATTTAAACCATTCAACGATGTGATATGGGATAATTCGCATAATCTCCGGTAACCACATAGGCTATACCCACATAAAAGTTATTCCAAACGCAAGGAACATTGCAAACGCGAAGAAAATTACTCCGTCTGATGCTGTTTTCTGTTTTGGAGCATACCATGCACCGGATATTGCTAAAACTGTCAATACCAATGTTGTCATTATTTTTAAAATCATGAATCCAAGCATTTTTTCTTCGTCCTTCCTTCAATTTCATCTATCATTGCCATTACCAGTGCTTTAGCAAACTGGCTATTGTTGTGCATTTTAATCAGCAGATTGCCTTGCCGAATAAGATACGACCAATCATCATCCGTTTTCGGATTAGCACACTCTTTATGAATTTTCCAAACCTCTGTGTAAATCTCTTTAATCTCCGGCGGCAATTCGCATTTCTCCTTAACTGGCAAATCTTCTTTAGGCTCTTTATCAAGTCTGCTCTTTTGGTGCTTCATCTGACAGCTAACCATTTCCGTAACGTTCTCACGGTCTCTCTTAATCCCATGACCTTGCAGAAACAATTCGCATTGCAGGACTTCACCACATTTTGAACATTCGTCTTTTATTTCTTTCCCAAATATCTGCATACGCTTAATCTCTACCAGTGACTATTGCTCTTAAAAATACTCCGATGATGAACAGGATATATACCCATGCAGGAGCATGTAATTGAACCAGTATCCATGCTAAAACTATGTAAATGAAAATCATGCGCTGTACCTCCTAAAGGGCTTTTTTATTTTTGAGATTTTTTTGAAAATCATCCACATTCTCTGTAAAACTTTTCTTCCCTTCCGTCATCATAAATCACTCTTGCAATCGGTTCTGCAGAATGATCCACTTTCTGGCACTTTGGAATACTAAGCATATCAACTCGGTTTTTTATAACCTTGATGTGATTGTCTCTCAGGTATTCTTTGTAGTACCACTTGTCCGACAGCTTATTTCCACCGGAAATGTTTAGTTTTTGCTCACATTCTTTCTTGCCTATCTTTCCAGTTTTGTACTCCTCTAAAATTTCTAAATAGTTTGATACCGGCAACATTTTAGGTCTTCCTGTTTTCTCCGCTCTTTTTATGACCCTTATGTTTAATGATCCATGTGCAATTTGATGGCAAACATGGCAAAGAGGTACAATGTTCCCTATATTGTTTGTTCCTCCCAATGCCAAAGGCACTACATGGTGATACTCTACATCCAAATTACTTCCACAGTTACAGCAAACTGTTCCAAGCTTATCTTTAAGTTCGTCCTTAAATGACGGTCTGTTAAATTGCAATTTGTTTTGTGTGTAAGATAACTCCATGTTAGTATCACCTCCTGTCGAAGCCTTTTTATTTTTTGGGTAGTTTACTGGACTTAGTAGGGCTGGTTTCCGAATTTCTATAAACCCCCTCCCCATCATCACCAACATATTTCAACTATGCGCAAAATTCGCGCTTCACGCAGTCTTTATTGATACATCCTTAACTATCCCATATTTCTGCACGTTTCTAAAGTTGTTGCTACTCATTCGCATCTACGTTGCTATCGTCATACGCTCCGGAATCGGTCAACATTGATGTATTTTGTCTTATTTGACCACCTAACTGTGGCAGATCCGAAGCGGTCAACGCTTGCTTGTGGTTCTGTTGCTCTCTCGATACTCCCGGAAGGTTCCAACCGTAGTGGCGATTTAGGATTGCCAGGATCCCGACAGGGTTACGCTTTGCTGTGGCCAACTTTGCGCTTAAAGACTCTTCACGAAAATCCGATATCTTTTTGCCGATGTCAGAACACGATGGACTTAATTTAGTGCCCTCATCTCTCCAAGTAGCTATTGTATATCTGTCTATGCCTGTTAATAAGCTAAACCCTATTGCAGATACTTCTTTGTCATACATCATACACATATATATATAATAATCACATATACGATTAACTAAGTCATAGTTATAAGCATTATAGTTACTTACTCCACCTGTAAATGATCCAGTAGTATTTACAAGGGATTTAGACTTAAGACAGTCAGGCTCATTAAATGCATGCCGTTTGATATACATAAGTGCAGCATTCCAGACGCTCTGAGACTCTTGTCTGATATCCTCGATTTTCTGATCCTTGCAGAACTGGGAAAGGTATAATTCCATATCGTTCTCATATACCTGGGATGTTTCTGTATTTTCGACTTTTTCCATGCTCTACACCTCCTAAAAATCTGCAATAAAAAAATCACAAGCATCACTCAATAAACCTATATTTTTTGATCTCCTCCGCAGATCATGTAAAACATAAATTTATAAAAGTGATCAGCTAGTGACTTCTGATCGGTTCTGGTCTGTCGGCTCCGGTGGTCTTGGTTGCAATCTAGGCGGCTGCATATCCAGAGGGGGGTGGATTTGCACCGCTGTCACTCGCACCGTATTAACGTCGGCTCCCTAACTGCTTTTATCATACCATAAGTGCTATTTATAAATCTACAACAACCTTTTACGCATTTGACGATTTGTTGTTGTGGTATGTCTGCTGCTGATCCTGAGCAATAAAAATCATGCGATTAAAAAATATCATACGGTTAAATTTGACAAATGGGATTTTTAAACAGACAGACAGGTAATTTTTGCAGATGAGTATATGGTGGCAGATGGTCAGCTCTAGTATTTATATATACTTGGTATATCATTGTCTTTCTGCACTTATTTACTTTTATCTTATCTCCTTTTATTTAATCTAATCTTATTTAATCTTATCTGCGTCTACAAAATGTCTACAATTTGTCTACAAAATTTAGCACGTTAAAACAACGCAGTGAAAATAGATCAAGAAAAGCAGGCTGTTACACCTGCTTAATTCCTGTTTATGCTGTTACTCTTTCTGTTCTTCTTATCCGTTCCGCTCTCGCTGTGATCCGGTCAATTAGTGCCCTGTCACCGTATGCGGTTTTGTTGGTCAATAACTCCAGATCTGTCATGCTCTCCAGTGCTTGGAGTGTTTCCGCTTGTACTGTTTCCAGTGCTTGGAGTTCTGCCCTGTTAAATTCTTTTAAAGCCGGCTTTTCCGTATGCTCCAGTTGCTCCCGGTAATACCGGAAGAACTGCCGGACATTTGACCGGATCCGGTAAGCTTTCTTTTCTGTGATCTGTTCCGGTGTTCCTGTCATGCTTTCTGCTCCTTTTCTCTTTGTATTCGTTCCATACCTTGCTTGTAAATTTCTTCTGCTTCTTTCCTCTTGCGTTCTACCCATTCAACGTTACTTTCGTCTGGCCGCTGTCCGGGTAAGCCCGCCCATTTCGGAGGATGTTTAACAACTTGTGTAACTTCTCCGTGCTCTCTAGCGGCTCTTTCTGCCGCTGTTTTGGCTTGTAAAGCGTGTAGCCGTTCATTTGCCTGCATGAGTGCGATTTTTTCGTCTATGAGGCTTCTAGAGCCTGTCACGGGTGTTTCTTTCGGTTGCTCTGTCACCGTTTGCGGCTGTACTGGTTGCAATGCTGCGATCACGGCACCTATAACAAACTGGTTTACGCTTATACCGTTCTTTTCTGCTTGCGCTTTGATCTGCGGTTCTAGGTCTTTCGGGAATCTAATCATTTGGTTAAATGTTTCCGCCATTTTAGCACCTCCTTTTCTTGTGATATCATCTATGTGATATCATTAGTTTTTTATGATATCATTAGTGTGATATCATGGCTATGATATCATGACATCATTAGTGTGATATCACTTGTTTGATATCGTGATATCACTATAGCATTTTGTGCCTTATATGTCAATATGTTTTTGTGCCTTATTTTAATATTTTTTCGTCATGCTCCAGTTTTTCCGCAACAGCTAATTTTATAAAATCATTTACACTCTTATAACCTAATTTATTGATGCGGTCTTTTGTGCCAGTTGCAAAACGGCAATTCACCCGTTCAAATTTGTTGTCGTATTTGTAAATCGCTTTTCTTGTTGCATCTGTAGTTTTTCGCTCCATTGTTTGCACCTCCTTATATAAATGTATCTTTATTATATTTGTTTGTGCCTTATATGTCAATATTATTTTTTATCTACTATAATATAATCATGTTTTTTGTGCCTTATATATTTTGCACAACAAAAGAGCTTATTTTGTGCCTTATATTTGTATATTATTGCATCTTGCTTTTGTGCCTTATATCTGTTATAGTTATCTCAACAAATAAAAAAGCCGCCCGGCATCCTGCAAGACTTCCGAGCGGCACCCAAAAAGAAAGGCACCCAAATTATAACACGGGTGAAAAGGTAAAGCAATATGTATAACTATTTAGAAGCTATGAAAAACGACATTACAGAGTACATCAACGACAACATCAATTTAACAGATTATGTAGACCGTGACGAGCTGGAAAGCTACTTAAATGATGAGCTTTTTACAGAAGACAGCGTAACCGGAAACGCAAGCGGCTCTTACACTTTTAGCAGAGCACAGGCGCAGGAATATGTTAAAGATAACATTGATCTTTTAAAAGATGCTTGCGAAGAGTTCGGAACAGATGCCGCAACGGTTGGAGAATGGTTTTTATCTGAGGACTGGGAAAAAATGGACGTAACAATTAGATGTTATCTGTTAGGGCAGGCAATCGCCGAAGTTTTGGACGATATGGGGGAAGAATAAGAACATGGAGAATTTTATATTACTAATTTGTGCAATGCTTGCCGGGTATGTGCTCCGGTATTATAAAGAATTAAGCAAGTAAGACAGGCTTACACCGGGGTTCGATTCCCCGGCTTGCCTTTACCCGGAAACGGAAAAAATTGAAAATGCAGAGGAGCGAGAAAATGAAAATTATAGAAAAATCGAAAATGCCTGACGGCACAGAAATACAACTAGAGGATTGGCACGACAAAAACACAAAAGATTATAATGATTTATACGGTTATGTAATAGGTGTATATCCAGTTGCTAAAAATTCCGGTCGTTTTGGTTGGGTAAAATCCGGAGAAAAATTTAGAATATCAATTAATTATAATAAATATGCAAATTATACTGATGAAATGGTGTTGAATGATTTTGAAGCGTTAAAAAATGGAGAAAAAACATTATCAGATTTAAAAGATCATTTTTTTAATAACTTTAAAGATCAATTTTATTTAGGAATCATAGATTTTGAACCTTGACAGCCATTGCAGAGGATGCCAGCCGGGAGCGATGCCCGGCAATGGCTTTATGGGTGGATCACACCCAAAAATTGAAAAAGGAGGTTGCCAGGATGAAAGAAAAGAACCTTGAAAGACTTTACAAGCTGTTAGAGCGTGCGGAGCGAGAGAAAGACACGGAGACAGCCGCCGCCCTGCGGTGGGCAATTTTTGAACTTGAAAACAGATAAAAGACGGCTTACAACCGTCTTTTTGTCGTGTTCCGTTGGATCTGCTGCCGGCTGGCGGTCTATTTGTGTTACTCTTCCACCCGATCCGGTCAGATCCTGCGCCCAGATATATTGACGGCTTGCGTTGTCTTGGTGTACAATCAAATATTGCAAGGGGGATTTTGCCAAAATGCGAAAATTGGGAATCGGTCATGTATATGACATCATGGAAAGCGTATCGGATGCCGGAAAACGGCTGGAAATCGTTATAAATGTGGAATCTTCCGCCGGTGGTCTGTCTCCGGAATCTTCGGAGCTGCTACGGTCTGCGCACGATGCTATTCTTTCGGCTGTTGGAGACCTTGCGAAAGCTGCGACACGGTGACCAGATGCACCACAGGAGCTTACAAGCGTTTCATGCATTGAATCGGCATAAAAAAATCAGTGAAAAATCTCTGAAAACGGATTTTTCAGCTTGAAAAGTGCTACCCCAGGGGGGATTGAAATTTTTTGAATTATATTTTGACGAAAAATTTTTCTTTCAAAAACCTCTGAAAACGAAATTTTCGGTTGAAAATGCAGACCTACGGGGGTATCAAAACGGTTGACCCAAAATTTTTTTACGAAAAAAGTCTCAAAAAATGAGATTTTTAATAAAACCTAGAGGGGGAAATATTATGAATTGCTACAAATGTGGTAAAGAAATGAGAGTTGTTCCAGAACAGGTGGCTACGGATGAAAAAGGATTGCCGGTATATCACAGAATAGGTTATTGTGATTCTTGTATGTCTAAATTTGATATTGACATTTTGGAACAGCAAAAAAATCAGACAGTTCAGAACAATCAAAAGCCACCTAAGAAAAAGCAGAGCACATTAAGTACGTTGGCGGCTGTGTTTTCTATTTTGACATTTACTATTCCGGTTGCTGTTATTCTTGCAATAATCGACATTGCTACTGGTGATAAAAAGAATAAATTGCATACTGGTTCGTGGTTTGCCATTATATGGTGTGTTCTTGCAATCATAGTTTACAACATAGGTAACAAACCTGGTGACGATGTTTCTATACCTATTGCAGAAGTAAAAGTTTCTGTAGAATCTACAGAGGAACAGACACCGGAGCCTATCATAAATAAGTCAGATACTGTCATTTATCCCGGTTACACATTTGATGCAGACGGTTTACAAGTCACAATAAATGACTTTGACCTTAACTTCACCGATTATGAGGATGAATACGGTTGGAACACTCCGGCAGACGGAATGAAATACATAATGATTGATGTTTCCTATCAGAATAATAGCAAAGATGATAAGTATGTAAGTATCTATGATTTCCAGTGCTACGCAGACAATACAGATTGTGAACAAAATTACAGTGTTGTGGAAAACTCTTCGTTAAATGCGAATATTTCAAGTGGAAGAAATACCTCTTACAAAATTGCATTTGTAGTTCCACAAGGTGCACAGAGTATTGAACTGGAATATGAAACAAGTATATGGACCGGTCATAAAGAAGTCATAAAATTACAATAGAATATAGGATTTTAAGGGCATTCTTCGGAATGCCCTTATTTTTTCGTAAAAAAAGAATGCCCTCCACGACAAGGACACTCTTCTTTTAAAAATACATGTTTGATGCGCTTTTGCTGAAAAGTATTGCTACTGTTCAGCTGGTATAAATTATAGTTTGGTCACCTATAATTATAGCATTTGTAAAAGCACTACGCAAGCATTCTCATGTAATCTTTGATAATTTTATCTGCCAGTGTAAACACATTTCTTCCATAAGTGGCTAGGAAGTCTGCGACAATCTCTTCTACTTCAATCGGCATGGTAAGGTTGTATGAAAATGCAAACGCATGGCACAACTCATGGCAGAGAACACGGTCAAAGAATGAGCCATTGATTCTGTTGGAAATATAAATGCACTGCGTATTTCTGTCTGTCATTCCAAACGTGTATGTGTTATCAGAACGCATTAACATAGTGCTGTGTGGCTCTACAAGCCTTAAATTCCAAACGATTCCATTTATCGTGAACATCTTACCACCTCCAACATAAAAGGGGCTAAATAAGCCCCTTATGTGTGTTATCCAATTTTTGTTACCAGTGCAGACAGCTTGCTTTTAAGGACAGACTTCTCTTCCGGTGTGGCATCATTTATGATTTCGGACATATCCGTTGCCAGTTCCGTCATGTAGGTGTTCAGGTCACGCACTTTTGCTTCCTTGTCCGCAGGAGTGTTAGCTTTGTGCAGTTCCTTATTTTCCATGTAGGCTCTACGGCTCATGCCGCTTCTGCCCTCTCTTGAATCACGCATACCAGATAAAGAAGTTTCCGTGTAGTACATACGCCCCATGTCTCTGTCCATGTCACGGTGATACATTTCCGGTGTCATGTGATAATAAGGCGGTTCCTCATATCCTCTACGGTACGTTCCATGCCCTTTCGGTGCAAATCTTCCATCAGCATAGCGGTAATGGTCGTAGAAACGCTTGCCACCGTCACCATAACGTTCAAACATTTCCATGTTTTCGTCCGGGTCATATTCCTGCATGGTTTTTGTCAGTTCCCGGTAGTACATAGCTTCGGACAAGTCCTTAATCATATCAATGACGTTTCCCATTTCGCAAGTATCTACTTTGTCAATTCCTTTGTCAAACTGCGTTTTAGCGCATTCAGAAAGTTTTTCAATCATTTCATGCATTCTTTTAACATCCAATTTATTTACCTCCATATTCTGATATAACTTGTTCTATATCTTTTTTGTTTACCAATATTTCTTTTAATAAAATTTTATAATCGATCTTTTTATCTCTTGATATTAGTCTCAAATCTACTTCTTTCCCGTTGTAATACGTTTTGCAAAATCCACTTAAATTCATAGCAATTTCAAAAGGAAGTTCTAAGTTGCAAACCCTATGGTACATAATTTCATATTTCAAATTGTGGATTTCACATAACTCACTTAATGTTTTTCGCTCTCCATTGTAATCAATGTAAATGTTTCTTCTTGTATTGTTGCATTGCTCTTTTTGCGTAATCCAACGGCAATTTGATGGTTCATAGTTTCCGTTAAAATCTATTCTATCTATGGATAATCCATTTTTATAGCCATTCTTTACAGACCAGTTATAAAAATTTTGAAATCCATTTTCACCTTTCCATTCAGAACATACCTTAATGCCTCTGCCGCCATACCACATATATGCCGTTTCTTTTTCGTTTTCGCATCTTTTTCTCATAGAGCACCAAATTTTAAATAATTTAGTACCGCTCATTTTATGTGTAGTTAATTCTTCTATATGGTTCTTTCTGTTTTCTTCATTAAGGCATCCGCAACTCTTGGTGTATCCACCTTTGATTTTCGAGCTTTCAACAATTGTTTCTTTTCCACAAGAACACTTACATTTCCAATATGTCTTTTTGGTGTTCTCCTTATATACTCTTTCAACAACTGTCAGGCGGTTAAATATTTTTCCTGTCAAATCATCAAAATTATATGGTGTATTTCCTTTCTTAAAAGCCATTTCTCAATCTCCTTTATACGTATATACCATTTTACGTGTATTATATCAATTTTATAACTTTACGTCAATACGTATTTATGGTAAAATACACTTAAAAAGGAGGTTTTAAAATGTCAAAAATCAAATTCACAACAACAATGGAAAGCGAATTACTGAAAAAGATTAAAATTCAAGCAATCAAAGAACACCTTCCTGTATCAGCAATACTGGAAAGACTTATTAAAGAATACTTGTCAAGCCTGCCTAATAACGATTAAATTAGAGTTCTGAACCTCTACTGCCTGACTTGATGTATTCATTACCGAAACTGTTGAACAACAGCATCTTGGAACGTCAATATATGCTTGTGAACTAACATTCTGTAAATTCTCTGCTGCTGCCGGAGTTACAATCATTCTTGTGGACTGTAAAGGTTCTCCGTCTACTGCCAGTGCAAGGGAAATTTCCTCAACAGTTCCACCCGTGGGAATCTGAATGTTGCCGGAATAACTTACAAGGAATCTTGCACGACACTGATTAGTGATACCTCTTAACTTCACAATCCCGGATCCCTCTCTGTGAGTGATACAACCACTTCCATTCACGGCAGTTTCGGTAAAAGCAATGTCTGCTCCTGCTGCCACAGTCTGTAATGCTACTGCTGTATATTCAGCCATAAAAAGTACCTCTCTTTCAAAATAATAGGGGCAAACCATGCAGTCTGCCCCATGTTGTCAGTAATTCTGCATAGCAGACATAACCATAAGGTTAAGTTACTCGATATGCAGTTTTAGCATCCGCAACCAGTGTTGCAACCACACCCGTAATATACGTTAGGGTTGGGAACCTGATATGCAGGAATAGGTGCAGGTTTCACAGTGTTGATGATCTGCTGTGTCTGAGCCGCCATCTGAGTAGTGAGAAGTGCATTCTGCCGATCCTGTGAAGCTGCTCTGCGCAGATCGTTATTCTCTGCGGTCAGAGTTGCAATCTTGTCTTGGCATAAGTAGTCAAGGATTGCTCTCGTACCGGCATTTTGACTGTCGATAATGTCACGAGTGTTGTTGTTCATGGTGTTCTGCAATGCGCAAGTATTCGTTGCCATATTGTAGTTCACACCCTGGATAGCTTCACGGGTATCGCAGCAGCACTGTGCTAACTGTGCCTGTAAAGCATTAGCATTCTGCATTCCTGCTACGGTGTCTGCATTGATAGCCTGTTGGATGCCATAGCCGGTCTGTAAAATGTTGGTATTTACGCCATTAAATCCGGTAAGCATACCGTTGTTTACAGCGTAGAATCCGTCACACAGACCATTGTTGATTCCATCCAGTTTACCGATGATAGACTGGGTGTCGAACCCTCTTTGCAATGCAGAATCGGTGTAGTAACTGGAGTTAGAGCCATTACCGCCCCATCCATTACCGCCCCAACCGCCAAAAGCAAAGAAAAGGACGAAAATAATAATCCACCAGGCACCATCGTCACCCCATGCACCGTTGTTACCGTATCCGCCATTAGCCGGCATAACAGGCATGGTAAAGGGAGTATTGTTACTCTCAAACATAATTTTTACCTCCATATAAGATTTTTTATACTTAATCTTGCAAGAATTTAGTATCTACTTCATAGGAAACTGACGCTTGAATTTATCAAATTCGGAATCAAAATCCATACCTCGTTCCTTAGCAATATTTCTTCCTAACTGCTCTACTCCAGCAAAATCTCCTTTTTGAGCCATGCCCATTATATTTTTAGCCATAGGGTTTGACATGATCTGACTGTTTCCCATCATATTTTGGATAAACTGTCGTGGATTCCCCATTGTCTTAAGCATCTGCATAGGGTTCATCATATTCATTCTGCATCATCCTTTCTTTGCGATTGCGGAGTTTTTCTTTGCGATTGTGAAGATTTCAACTGCTCAATCTTCTGTTCCAGTTCATCAAACCGCTTCATAAATACCTCTGTAGCTTCGTCTGATAGGTCAAATTTCGTCTTTTCTGCGGTCTGCAGTGAATTGTTATCGTTATCTTCCAAAACAGGCTTATAGAGCCTTGTATAAATTTTCCCATCTGCTCCCCATGATTTAGCATAGATCTCTGACATATCCTGTTTAGGGAAAAATGCCGTATTGCCATCCATAGGAACCTCATTCGGTGCTATGCATTCCTGCGCTGGCACAATGCGACCGTACATCTGTACTGCGTTTTGCTGTGGCTGTTGCATAAACTGCTGTGGTTGGAATTGTTCCTGTTGTGGCATAAACTGTCCGTACATAGGTGTTCTATACTGCGGATTGAAATAGTTCGGATTCATAATCGGCTGTGGCATGGCTATTCTCCTTTTCTTCCATTGATTCTATCTGTTTCGCAATTTCCACTTCATCAAGTGTCTGATATGTCGGTTTGTTCAAAAGTCCCAACGGGCTGAAATTCATAAGCATTACCAAGTTCTCCTATAACTTCCTCTGCTGCATGGACTACGATTGATTGATATTTAAGCGGAACACTTCCCATCTGTTCTTTACTAAAAATACGTTCCAACGCTTCATCTGAAAATCTAAATTTTGCCATAAGGTCATTCCTCCTTATGCTTAAATTTTGGCATAAAAAAAGACGGTCTACCCGTCATGTATCCGTCACATTTCATTCACTATAAAATTATTGGAATCTTTGCAAAAAACTCCTTTCGTTTTAGGCTTGACTACTATTTTGACTACTATTCGACTACCCATTGCCCGGGAATGCCCATTTTATCAGCTTTTTCGAGTGGAAGCAAGGGGGCTCGAACCCCTGACCTTTCGCGTGTGAGGCGAACGCTCATCCCGGCTGAGCTATGCTTCCGGGTACTGCAGCAATCTTCTGCCATCTTTATTATAGCACCGGCATTCGGAATTGCAAGTACTAACAAATGCGGTTAGTGGGATTTGAACCCACACGGGTAACCACTGGCACCTAAAACCAGCGCGTCTGCCAATTCCGCCATAACCGCTTACGTGTCCACAAAAGAACACGCCTAATTATACTCTGCCACCCTTAAACTTG